CGGTGCAAAAAGCCCGAATTTATCGGATAGTGTTATGATCGCATTTGCACCGATCAAGAAACCAACAGCGGGGTTCTTCACGTGATTACTAAACTACTTTTAAAACTTGGCTACGAAAAGAAAGCGATACAGATACACGAAAAACCAGAACGTCCACGCCCTTTATTCTCGACCCACATGGCGCAGGATAGTATCGAGGCGCAGATTGAACGGGCGTTTGAAGTGAATTTCCAGCCGTTGCAGAAACAGCAGATGGCGTTTGATACAGCCGAAAAACCGCAGTTCGCAATGGATAGTCAAGCAAGCATAAAGCAGGGATATAGCAATCAATTGATGCCAGAACGTCAGGTGCTATGGTACGCGAATCAATCGTTTATCGGATATCAGTTGTGCGCGATGATAGCGCAACAGTGGCTGGTGTCGAAGGCGTGTTTGATGCCCGCAAAAGATGCGGTTCGCAACGGGTACGATATAACTGTTAATGACGGTACAGAAGTAGATCCAAAAATCTTGGATGATATTCGCTCATTAGATGTTAAGTACAACGTGAATAAAAACCTGATTCAGATGATACAAATGGGGCGGGTTTTTGGGATTAGGGTTTGCATGTTTGTCGTTGAGTCTAGCGATCCGGATTATTACCGTAACCCGTTCAACCCTGATGGCGTTACAGAGGGCAGCTACAAAGGCATGTCGCAGATTGACCCCTACTGGATAACCCCACAGCTCGGCGCAGAAGCGTCAGGCAATCCGGCAGCAATCGACTTTTACGAGCCGACTTGGTGGAACATCAACGGCAAGCCCGTACATCGCACTCACCTTGTAATATATCGCACGGAAGAAGTGGCCGACATTCTCAAACCTACTTATATTTTTGGAGGTATTTCAATCCCTCAGAAGATAGCGGAAAGAGTTTACGCGGCAGAGCGCACAGCAAACGAGGCTCCAATGCTTGCGGTTACAAAGCGCACGGACGTTATAAACCTGGATAGCTCACAATTCGAGGCGATACCCGGAGGCACAGAAGCACGGCTGGCTCAGTGGGTTTATAACCGCGACAATTACGGCGTGAAAACCATCGGCCTTGATGAGACCATGACGCAGTTCGACACGTCTTTAGCTGATTTAGACGCGGTGATCATGACGCAATATCAGCTTGTTGCAGCAGCGAGTAACGTGCCCGCGACGAAGCTAATGGGTACAAGTCCAAAGGGTTTCAATTCCACGGGTGACGCAGAAGAAAAAAGCTATCACGAAGAATTGGAATCAATACAAACGCACGATTTAACGCCGTTGTTAGATCGCCATCACTTGTTACTGGTTCGATCTGAAATCGCGCCAAAATACGGCATTAAACCGTTCCACACGACGGTCGTTTGGCTCCCCGTAAATGCAATGTCAGCGAGCGAATTATCAGACAACAACAAAAAGAAATCAGAGACAGGACAGACGCTGATTATGTCCGGCGCGATTGATGGCAATGACGAGCGGCAGCGGCTGATTAATGACCCTGATTCAGGCTACAGCGGTTTGACTGACGAGGATATCGACAGCGAACCGGATAGCGATGTGGGCGCATGATAAAGCTGACGAAAAAAAAGAAACGGTGGGCGCAGAATCGGGAAGTGGTTCTGCGCGGTCAACCACTCAACGTCAACGCGTCAATTCAGCAAAAATATGCGGCAGAGTTGCGTAAGCTGGTGTTGCAGATGACGCGGGAAACTCAGCAGGCCGTTAAGGATTTATTTCGCCGGCTGCCTATGCCGGATAGTGCAATGGATGAGAGTTTAGCAAGTCAGGCGCGGATTTTAATGAATGCGCTTACATCAAAGTTCACAGAGCTATTTAGCTATCAATCTAGCAAGCTAGCTAAGAGAATGGTTGAGCGTTCACAGCGTTACAGTACAACCACAGTCCATCGAAGTTTAAAGCAGTTAACGGGCGGTTTATCGCTGAATACCGGCATTGTAACGCCCGAACTCGCGGAAGTATCCAAAGCCATCATTGCTGAAAATGTGTCTCTTATAAAATCCATTCCCGAAGAGTATTTAAATAACGTCACGGGTGCGGTTATGCGGTCGATATCAGGCGCAGGTATGTTTGACTTGCAGCCTGAAATTCAGAAGTATTCTGGGGCTACGGAAAGGCGTGCAAAGTTGATTGCGTTAGATCAGACACGAAAGACGTACAGCTTAATCAGTAAAGTTAAAATGGAAAGTTTGGGTGTAACGCATTTTATTTGGCTGCACACCGGAGGTAGTCAATCGCCTCGAGAATCACACGTTGAAATTGACGGGCACATATTCAGTTTTGAGAATTTAATTGCAGAGCAGAGGGCGTTGGGCGTGCCGGAACGTGATTTAGGGTATGTTGGGGTTCCTGTAAATTGCAGATGCCGAGCTATTGCAGTTTTTGATTTTTCATCGGACTAATTGTATAATACGAGAGTAAAAAGGATTGCCTAACTTGCTTTGACGGAAAGTTAGGCTTATGTATCGAATCAGAATACAGGACAAGTATATAACATGCGTACTAAAAAATCAAAGAGTTTTAATATGATGATTGGCACAACAGGTACTAGCCTTTGTGCCATTGGATGTGTAACGAACGATACGGAGTAATCATACCATGAGCGACCATACATTTAACCCTTTCATAGCAGAAAAATACGGAATAAATGAAGCTATATTTTTAAATACGATTATTTTCTGGACTAGAACTAACGCCGCCAAAAATAAAAACTTTCATGAGTATCGTTATTGGACATACGGAACCCCAGAGTTTTACGCTGCATATTTCCCATATTTTAAACCAAGATTAATAAAGGATATTATAGCAAGTTGCATCAAACAAAATGCACTAATTAAAGGCAACTTTAATAAAAAGAGATACGATAGAACATCGTGGTATTCATTGTCAGATAATATACTTTTTGATTTAAATTTAGACATAGCATGCCTGCAACCCAATGCCAGAACCATTGTACGTAATTCGTCTAATGGATTAGACGTAATCCGTACAATGGATCGTACGGATTACGTACCACCTATACCAGATACTTATACAGATACTGAAACACACACTACTACTGATGAAAATTTGAGTAGTAGTAGTAGTGTGGTAATTTCAACGTCAACAGACAAAACCCTTTTATCCGCAAAGCTTGATTCAGACACAAGAACCGATCAACAGTTTTTGATGGCTTGTAAATTTCACCTAGAAATTCAAGGCACAAAGAAATACACGAATGTACAGAAGATTAACGGGCTAATAAAGATTATCAAAAAGGGCTTTGAAACGCCGATTGGTGCTAAAGGTCAACCCCCTAACCCCGTTAATAGTGGCAAGGTCAACCCCAAGGTCAACCCCGAAGACCAAGACCGAGCGCACGCAAAAAGAGTGGCGGAATACGAGAAAGCCAAGATCGCAAGAACCGCTATGATTACGGGGATGAGTGTTTGATATGATGTTTTTTTTAACGTAGTGTGGTATAATTAGAGGGAAGCCGCGCAGGGTTTAGGTCCCATGATGCGCGGCAATTTTTAATCCAGTTACGGGGTAGAGTGTACCATGAGTGAAGTTGAAACCACAGACGTGCACACACTAGAAGAGTCAATAAATAACATCCGGCAAGATATACATTCGGATTTATGCCAAGCGATTGAGCGGGGCGGGGTGGTTTGCTTTAAGAAGAGGAGTGGAAGAAGTAGATATTGCGGTGCGCACTCAAGCAGAATGAGAGTGTATAAAAGTTTTGATTTACCAAAAAAAGCAATTAAAAAATGCAGAATGATGGGGTGTGAAAACAAGCACGAAGCAAAAGGGTATTGTGATAAGCACTATCAAAAATACGAGTTGAAAATATCTGGATCGACAAGAAAATGCAGTGTTGAATTATGTGAAAAACAGCACGAAGCAAAAGGGTATTGCAAAAAACATTACCAACGATTTATAATTCATGGCGATCCTTTGATTGCGTCAAGAAAAGGAACTGTAACTAATCCTGATGGAATGCCAATTAAAGAATACAACCATAGGTGCATGGTCAAGGATTGCGGCAAGACAAGATGTGATGGAGTGATAACAAGAGGCTTATGCTGCAAGCATTACACGAGATGGAAAAGGCACGGCGACCACAGCATAATCAAGAGACCTCGAAAAATCGCTTCAACTAGCTAACGAGATATAGTACAATAGTCACGCTACAATGTTTCAAACGCTTCGATATTTTCAACCAGACCC